TCCCGGCACCACTGCCCCACTTGTTTGGCAAGTGCCAGTGGAAAATGCCTTGCAAACGATTTGATTTGATCCAGTGCGGTCTTGTCAGAAATTGCCTGCTCCACCTCTTCGGGTTCGCGGCTTTGCATCCAAGCGCAAGCGGCGACCTGTTCAGGTTCTGGCATCTCGGCCACATTCAAATCCGCAATCGCTTTCTGCGTCGTGAGCGTCCACGGCCTCAACTCAAGCGGACCCACCTTTGTATTTTTGAGAAAAAATGGGTTCATGCGAAACGTGCGGAAAACTCCTGTTTGAGCCACTCAGGAGAGTCTGGGTAAACGATGCCAAACGTGCGGCCATCTTTGCGAGAAATGCCCACCGCTGCAGACTTGGCAAATCGCTTTAGATCTCGTGCATTGTCCCTGTACCCACGCATCCAAGAAATGTCGGAGTCAGGATTTGCCTTGCACCATTCAAGGTTTTCAAACCGCTTGCGAAACTCGTCAAAGTCGATGTTTTCACCGTCAACTTTGGCGAGCACGTCGCAGTTCACAATCCACCGAACGTGAGTCTTTCCAGCTTCATCCACAAAGTGCTGGAATCCGCCACGCTCAATAAGCGCGCCGCCTGATGTCAGCCAGGCGGCAATGATGTCAGTGTTGAAGCTTTTTCCGGGAGCTTCGTGATCCTCTAATAATCGGAGGCGCATAAGTTATTTGTTAGGTTGCGTTTTTGTAAACCGTAGCAGTGGCGGACCATCCACGGAAGTCGTCGTTCTTGGAATCCAGTGTCACGTTGGTCCAAATGCCTTTGCCAGAAACTCCAGTAATGGTTGGAGTGGTATCTCCACCATCGTAAGGTGCTGTGTCACCTTTTCCTTTAAGGCTCACAGTGTACGAAGTGTCGTATGTTTTAGCTTCCGAGTGAGTGCCGTCTGAGTTGATGAGTTGCTTAAACTCACCTTTCATCTCGATGTCCAAAGATTCAACAATGGACCCAGAGGGACTTAAAAGTGTAACTCCGAAAGTTGCCATAATTATTCAAAAAGGGTATAGGTTGCTTCCGAGGTTGAGAAGTCGTCGTTTGTTTGCGAAACCTTGGAGCCGGTCAGCTTTGCGCCGCTAAATGCCCCTTCAGGGACTGCGAGCAAATCGTCTTCGCCTTTGGTTTTGACAGTTGTAGTGGTAGTGCTACGCGGCTTTGCCTGCACCACGACAGTTTGCCCGTCGGCATCGCGGATTGTCGCGAGTTCAACGGCTTTTTCTTGTGAGGATTCTTGTAGGTAACCGCTCGGCGCGGTGACGCTAAATGTTACGGCTCCAAATGAAACAGGCATAATTTTTGATTATTTAGGACCGAAGCCCACGATGTAGGGAAGCGAAGTGCGCCAGTGGCGTTCCTCGCGGAGATTGTCGGTTGATTGAGCGACGACGCCGTAGAGTTGCACGGCATTGGAAACAAGAACTAGCGAGCGCATTGCGGCGTCCACCTCGGCGGTAAACTCTGCTTGGTCAGCTTTGCTGTAATCGTCAGCCTGAGATAACACGTTAAGCGTCAACGTGCCGCGCTGGAGAGGACTGCCCACCACTACATCGGTTTGCAATTCCATCAAAACAGACTTTGCCGGAATTGGCTGGTCGTCTTGAGGCTCGCCAACATAAACGCCGGGAAGCTCCAAAGATAGCGCCTCTTGAACTGCTGCCGAGAAAACACCGTCAATCATCGCGTGATGTCCTCCATGTAAATCTTCCACGAAATGGGGTCTTCATCCCAGCTTGTGATTCGGCGATCTGTCCCGTTGACGGTCAGTTTTGCGCCTTTTACCGGCTCTGGAAAGCCTGCTTTGAGTAATCGCACCGAGCCTGCAAAGTGCTGCTCATAACCGCCCATCGTCAAAAGGTCAGATGTTTTTTCACTCGCGACCGAAAACACCGTCACGCCGTTGTAAGTAACAGAGTCTGCCTGCATGTAGTCCAGTGCCTGACTCATTGCAGATTCAGTGATGGCGGTCCATTCAGACATTAGATGAGCGTTTCAGCTTTGCGCCGAGAAACAGGCTTGGGAGCCTCTAGGATGCCCTTATTGAGCTTTGATCCTTCCGGCGTAGGGTTGCACACCAAATAGACGCGCCCAGGGCTGCTGTGCGCTTTGTAAAACTTCCGAGCCTCGTCTGGCGAGCCGGTGGAAAGGATCACTTGCGGGCCTGCGCCAAGGTCTTCAAGAACTAGCGAGATCTTCATTTTTGGGATATTCGGATAAAGCAAAGGCCCCCCCTCTTTCGAGGGGGAGCCCTTACCAACTAGCTAGTGTTAGGGAGTCACGATGCGCACGCCCATTCCGGTTCCCTTGGCAACGCCCCAAATACAGGACACGTTGATGCAGGTCTGGCCGAGCTCGCGGTTGTAGTACTTGCGGAACGTGAGGGGCAATCCAAGGTCGGGCACAACCACTTCAGCGATCTCGATGGAGTCGGCCAAAGCGGCTTCTGGATTTACGCGGCGGGCTGCCATGATAAGCGCGGAGCTGTGCAGCGCAAAACCGGCGAGTGCTTCACCGTTGGCGTCGCAAAGGTCGCTCTCGTAAATATCAAAGCCCGAAACACGCGGCACAGTGCCTTCAGCCTTGAAAGGCGTGATGCCGGGGATTTCCGCAGAAATGAACGTCTTGGAAATCGCGCCGTAGTAAGCGGGATTCATAATCACCGAGCGGCCCATCTTGGGAGCCTTAAGCGTCTGCGTGAGCGTAACGCCGAGGTCAATGACGTCCTGGCGGTCAAAATTGGCTGCCAAGGAGGAAAGGGGAGTCTGCGCAAAGTTTGCGGCAGTCACCAAGTTCCAAAGCTGTCCAAACATGTCAGCACCCAATGCCTGGAGCATTGGAGCGAGAAACAGGTTTTGGAAGTTGATGGAAGACTGGAGGACTTCAATGTCAGTGAACCCAAGCGTCACGCCGCGATGCTGGTCGAGCGAGATAGTCCGAGCAGTTGTGTCACCGGCGACAGGAGCATAGCCTGCCGACGTGATGTCAACAACGGAGGGAACAGTCGCAAAGCGAGTAGTTACCGAACTTCCTGCGGACGCAACGTCCGTGGAAAAGTCGGTTGTAATGCCACGCAGGGGAGCGAAAGCATTAGTCAGGAACGGCAGCGACTGCTGCGCGATTTGTGCGAGGAAAATGCCATTAAGGGCCATATGATTTTAGTGTGTGAGGGTTAGAGCTGCATTGCTTTCTTGTTCGCGGCGAAAAACTCATTTCGCTCGTTAAAGCCAAGAGTCGCGTAGGTCGCCCAGAGTTGTTCCTTAGTCTTGGGCGCAGAAAGTTCTTCGGGGACAATGGCAACCGGAGCCACGCCCAGGTTAGCGACGATCGTGTTCGCCTTTGCGGATGCTTCGGATTCGGCCAGTTTTGCGGCGTCCAATGCCTTTGCCAGCTCCAGCTTGTCAGCGGAAAGTGCCTGCACTGCTGCGGCGAGGTCAGCGTTGGATGCCTTGAGTGCGTCGAATTGAGCTACAAGCGCGGTGTGCTCTGCGGAAAGAGCGTTAAGCGCGGCCACGTCCGCCTGGGCGGCAGAAAGCGCGGCCAGCGCGTCAGTGAGGGTCGATGGAAGCTCCATATACCCATCGGGGCAGGAGCAAGAAAAAGCCCGCTCAGGCATGCACTCCTGAGCGGGCAAAACAACAAATGAAACCAACTACGCGCCCACCATAGCAAGTAATTCTGCGTACGCAAGCTCTTGATTTCCGATGCCGTCAATCAAATTCGCAGCCTTTGCCCTAGGAGCCAAATACGCGGCCCCGGTCATGTACTCATCGGCCACGCGGCGGTTGCGGAGGACATTGTCGCGGAACTGTGCAAAAGAGTCATCAACAAGCTGTTGCAAACTGGCGCGCTGGGCTGCGGTCAGGCTTGGCCCCATGCCTGCGCCTTTCAGCGGGCCAGAAGTGATTGGGTCCCACTTCAGCCCCTCCTCTTCAAACATTGCGGACTGGTCCACCCACGGAATGATGGTTCCAATCGAGCCCCAGGTTGATCCCACGGATCCAAACACCTTGTCGCAACTGACTGCAATGTTGTACGCGGCAGAGCAAGCGGTGTCGTCCGAGTAAGCCACGATTGGAACCTTCAAAAACTGAATCAGGTCAGTAATTTCAGAACACCCCGAGCAACTCCCACCTGGCGAGTTGATTTCCAGCAACACGCCCCGGACGTTTGCTTCCATTGCGGCTTCCAAATCCTCGGCGACCCATTGGTAATCCCACGCACCGCAGCAGGCTTCAATTGGAGAAATACCCTTGGCAAGCGTGCCATCAATGCAAATGTGAGCAATTCCTTGCCCGTCAATTTCCATTGGCTTGCGTTGAGACATCATGCCAGCCATTCCTTCGTAATCATCCCCGCCAGCGCGCACTAGTCTGCCCTCAACGAGTTTGCGAACTGCTGCGTAACCACCGGGCGTGATGAGCCAAGGACGGTAGAAAACCTGTTCAATGATCCGTTGAAACTTCATTCTGTGGGAGAGGTTGTTGATGGATTGCCATTGGGAGTCAGAAGCCCAAAAACTTCCCGCGTCAGCCCGGAGCGTTCCACGCGTTTTTTTATTTCCAGCTCTTCGCGCTCTACTTCATCAAGGTGCTCTTCGAGAGTCTTGGAGCCAGAAGCCAGAATGTCGGTCATACTGCGCATCCCAGCGCGGTAAGCCTCAATCGCATCACGGGAAGCGTAGCCGCTGTCGGCTGTGAGCCTGGCTGGTTCCGTGAATCGGAACTGGTACGCTCCTCCACGGTCCTTATCTGGTCCAGAATAGGCGGGAAGCATTCCCATTTCCACGAACTTGGCAATCGCGTAGGCGCAACGGCGTTTGCAAAATGCTGCTAGGTAGGCATGCCGTTCGGACGTAATGCGGTTGACCTGCTCCAACACGATTCTGGCGGAAGCGCCGCCCAGTTTGCTCATGTCCCATCCGAACTCAGGCGGCCATTGAGCGGCCAGCAGTGCGTTTCGGATAAGCCGTTCCTGCAAACGATCCTGCGCTTCCGTTGGGATCTTCGCGTCTATCTGGTTGATAGACTCTCCAGCGTTTGCTTGCAGGTACTCAATCCTGCCACCGGCCATCGGCGTCATGCGCAAGCCCGGACCGCACTGCGGCATATTCGTTTCGGTCAGCGCGTTGTACGCATCAGAAGCGTCGGCCATGCCTTGCTGGTTGGTGACAAGCAGCCCGATTTTTGCAGCCATCCTAGATGCTGACTGAATGTCGTCCCCGAGGTCTTTGAGGGAAATCAAATCGCGGATTGCGGGAGCAAATGCTGAGATCCCGCGCACTTGGTCCACTTCTCGCGGATCCATTGTCAGCATGCACGACTGCACCGGGATGTCTCGATCCTCTGCGCCGCTCTGGTCCTCTCCCAGGACGCGATAAGCGACGGCGCGGTTGGTGCGGGAAAGAATGACCCCGTTGTAGATCCGCAACCCACGATAGCGGCCTTCGGTCAAAATGCCGTCATCTCCACGCGATCCAATTTGATGCCAGGGCACCTGTTGCAACTGTGGATACCCACTTGCGGCAGTCGTCAGGATGGTCAGCAGGTCGCCCTCGCGGTCAATGGCGGTGGATTCTAGCCGCAGTCCCTCCCACCAGCTTTTGCCGTCTAGGTAGGCAATTTGGAACCAGTCGAGAAGCACGGCCTCGGCTTGTTTGCCCCACTCGCGATCCGCGCCTGTAAAGATCGGTCGCATTGCCATTCCCACGCTCAACATGGATTTCTGGTCGATGGCGGCATTGACCATCCCATTGTTCCAATACAATTTCCTAGCTGCCGAATTGACTGTGCGCCATTCGCCAACGGTAAGCTCGCGGGAAATGCTCTGCGTATGGTTGCGCCACCAAGGCTCGCCCCAGACGCCGCCCTCCACTAGCCGCTGGCGACGGTAGGCGTCATTTGCGGCCTGCACCTTTGGCGCGCCAAAACCTGCCAGCTTTTTCAGTCGGTCAAAAAGGCTCATATGAAATACGCCTGAGTCCGCCGCACTGGTGCGGAAATGCCTGCGGCTTTGTAGTTTAGCGCCTGCTGTGCCAGCATCATAACGTCCAGCGGTGAAAGCGTTCCGCCCACGTTAAACTGGAAAGATGCCCCGTCAATCGAGCTAGATACAAGAGAGCTTTTACCAGCAGAAACCAAATCAAACTTCTGCGAAACGATGGCGCGAAGCTCTGCCACGTCTCTAGTTAAGAACACTTGCAGCAGGAGTTTATTGTCAGGAGCCATCTATCTAACGGCTTTTGAGCAAGAAAAACCCCGGACATCCCACACGGGAGCCGGGGTCATTTTTCGCCGCCCCACCAGCCGTACTCATTGTTGATGGGTTGAGCTTGCACACTACTCTGTTGCTGGCGGGTCGTCAACCTCTGGTGCGGCTGAAACCATGTCAGGAAGGATGCCTAGGATCTGCGCCGCTAGGACGTTCATGGCTTCCGCGTCCCACATGTGGTTTGGGCGGCCTGTGGCGGTCCACCGCAGCCGAGTCTTTTTGCTGCGCTTGTCCACGGTCGCCCGTTTGCGCTCGGAGTTTAGGTGCCGCACATACTCCGGCGGCGCGTCCTGCGGGAACTCCCAGACCGGAGAGCCCGTGTTGCGAAGGTTTGCCAAGATGTCTTTGATCGGATCGCTGGACCAATAAAAGAAGGTGACAAAGACTCTTTTTCCGGCAGCGTCCCGAGTTGTTGGAGCCACAACTCGATCAGGGGCAGAATAGTAACGGCGGATGGGTTTGCCGTCCTGCCCGCGCACCGTAAAATGATCCTCGGCGCGGCCAACCAGAGCAGTCCACCCAAACTTGGCGCATGTATCGTAAATCCGGCCATGAAAGCTGTTCCCAGCGTCCAAAAGCGTGCGCTT